CTCAATTTCTGGGGTGACCTCCTCATCCTCGTTAACAAGAGCGTCGGTAATTTTGTTGATACTACGAGACTCTTCTTTCTCGTAAAAATCGCTGAGAGCATTTACAAGCTGTGGGTCCAGGTCGGACAGGTCTTGAGCCGTGAAGTCCCCCTCGACGCGATACAGAATCATGCAAAAAGCATGGATAAGTCTTTTCCGCTCTTCCCCAGCCACCATAGAGGTGATAATTTCAGATATTTCGTCAGAATATTCCTGCTGCACCTTAGAAGCAAGACCTCTAGAAGTTTTACCCGAGAACAAAACGTTAACCGTTTCGTATGCCTTTTGCATATCAACCTTGTGGGAAGAGCAAATCTTACGGCAAAGGTCAACAACTCTGGAAGTAATATCATCCTGAGCAAGCTGACTATTGACAAAGGCTTTTTCACCGGCCGTTACATAACCTCGACGCTCGATCTCGATAATTCCGCAGGTCTCGTTGCCTACTTGCACTATCTCCGGTTCAATCCTGGGAGCAACAACAAAAGGTAGCTTAGCCATAGTCGCAATAGAAGCGCTCTAGAGTACCTATAGGTACCCCTCGTAGTACTGGTTTAAGTCGAATCTCTGCACAGGACCATTCCCCTCAAGGGTCGCAGTGACCCAAGGCCTTCCAGGAAGATAGACCTGGCTAGCGCTTGAGTTTCCATACGGCATAATATATCCGCCATAGTGCACAAGCTTGGCGTAAGGAGCATCGTAAGAAATCTTGACATTGCCATTCTCCACGGCAATACTTAAAGAGTTTCGAAGCTCCCCGGTATCAATAATATCCCTGACTCCACTGCTCCACCCCCAGCTGGCTGCCATCGCAGAGTTCAATGCCGCCTCCAATGGTCCAGCAATCTTCTCTGTTGCCTGATTGACGTCCTCTGAAATCTTACTCCTCATCCCCTCAAAGCTGTCCGCATCTCCGTCTTCAATCTCTATTTCTAGAGTATTACTGAGATCAAGGGTTGCGTTAATTTTTGGCAATGACTTGCTGCCGACCTTCAGCAGGCCTGAAGTAGCCTTAGACCAAGCCTCTGCAAAGGATCTCATTAGTTTTGCTTGCGGCGCCTGGTAAACTAATGGTATACAGAAGTATACCGATGCACCCCTCCTACAGAAAGTATTCCACTGAAGAGATGGCAATCATCAAGAGGTGCCTAGAGTTTGCTCCAGAGATGCCGACGGGGGTCAGGTGGAAAGAGAAGACATCTCCGTACTCGAATGCCTGTATCGGGAAGATGGCTGGCCGTATCAATAACACTGGATATGCTCAAGTTCAACTCAGTGGCAGATACTACCCAGCGCACCGCCTTGTCTTTATTTTGGCCAATGGCTACGACCCCTATCCTCTTACAGTGGATCACATCGACCGCAACCCCCTCAATAACGCTCCAGACAACCTCAGAGCCGCCTCAGACGGCGAACAAAGGCTAAACAGGAAGGATGTGGTACAGAACAGAAAGAAGCCGAACAAATCGGGCTACAGATGGGTCTGTTGGAACAAGAGCGGCTGGCATGCCTACTTCTCTTATCGCGCCAAGATGTATTCTGCTGGGTATTTCGACTGCCCCAAGGCGGCTCACGAAGCTTCCGTCGCTCTCCGAAGAGAGCTCGGAGCGTCTGTTTAGGCTAATTTTGCAACTCAGCGCCGGTGATCTGAATTTCTACGCCACCAATTTCTTGGTAGATAATTTCATCAATACCTTGGCCACCGAAAATACCGCTAGAACGTTGAATCTTAGCTCCATTCATGATCGGGTCCTGGCCAAATCTAAACTCGCACTCGGTTCCAGTAGCCAGCCAGTCAAACTGAGTAGTGACCTGAGTCCAAACAAACCCAGTTTCATTGCCGGCTTCTAGATCGTAACCAGCGGGAACTGTCGTAAAATCCAGAGCATATCCGCGATAATAGAACTGATCACCAGAACCTCCGGGCATCATACGGCCATCAAGCTGACTCTCCAATGGCAGCTCCTTAGAGCCCGACGAAACGCCGCTGTACTGCGCCCTTTTAATAAACAGGCGTACCAGGTAAGATTCAGCCGCTCCTGCCACTAGACGGCCTCCTATAGCTGTTACAGTGCCTTCACCGGGTACCAGTAGTCGCCCGTTTTGATAAGGGAGTAAGGGAGACGTACTAGCCATAGCGCTTCCGTGTTCCAACTAGTCTTCCAGTCATAAAAAAGGGAGGGTGTACCAACTTCCCTCCACTGCGTTATGAGTAGCTCGCTTCGCTATACTCAGCGGCATTTTGAGCAATTTTCAATTTCCCCACCCAGATATTTTACATAAGCTGCATTCACTGGTCGCCAATCATTGCATTGCTTACACCATACCTTGATTACATCATTGTGTTTTGCCAGTTCAGTCATCAACTGGTTGACTTCTGGACTGTTCTCGGGATGGGGTGTCATGAAATTGTCTCAACTTGATACAGTGTACCGCTTGGGCTATAGGCGGACCTCATTAGCCCTTACAGGTCTTGAAGGTACCCGCTGGTCATAGGTAGTCCCATGGAACAGTAAGACGCCTGTAAAGCGCCACAGGAGGGCTCTCAGGCGGTCCATCCACAGATGGTCGATATCAGAGTCGTTCTGACTACCATCCTTATAAGGCCTGAACGTAAGCTTGATACCCCTGAACAGGTAAACAGCGTTTGCAATAGCAGATGCACGAGGCACATGCCAGTCATGGGTTACTACAATAATTTCATCAGGATCATAGTTATTCTTAATGAAATCATACGTATATGTAAAGTTTGTAACCGTATCCCAGGCTTCTGTATCATGTTTTACGGTAATTCCAAGGTTTTGATAAAACCCAACAGGGTCTCCGCCTTCAGATGATACCAGTACAGAAGCATCTGGATACTCTTTCAAGGCCTCAATCACCTCAGCGCTGCGACCAATACTGCCACCAAGGTGCAAAATTAAGCGTTTCATAGTCAAGAACGGATTAAATTTGTCTGACTATAGCCACTCCCAGGTAACATGCCACCAAGACAAGAACAAAATGCCATATATTGTGCAATTTCAGCCTGTGCACGAGCCATTTCCTTCTGCGCACCTGATGGCGCACCAACACCATCTGCCTGCCACTCCAATACATCAGCCTTAACCAGGGTCTTACCTTCAGTATCAGACAAATTCTGGGTACTCTCAGCGGTTTTGGCTGCTTCATATTCATCCAAAGCAGCCCGTACATTCAAAACTGCCTGAGGACTCATGTCCTCAAGTTGATTACAACAGTTCTGAACACATTCTAACGTATAACTGCCAAACGGAAGCAATAATGCCTCAATGATACGCAGATCATCGCCTGCTACCCAGTTGCCAGAGACGTCTAAAGCCATGATCGGCATAATATATGATCAAACCTAGGGTTCCAGTCAGGTATAATGAAACACCCTAAAAGCCCCTGTAGCCCTAAAGTTGTGTTGAAATATTCCCTCGCCCTCCTCCTCGCAGTACGTTGCCAACAGAAAGATGCCGTACTCCAGTTATTAGGTCAAATATATCACTCCATGGAAGAAGATCAGGCAAAATCTACAATGAATCGCCTGATCTATTTGATGGAACCAGCAGAACGTGATTGGCTTAAATCCCTGGCTTAGGTCCCCCTCGGAAACACTAGCCCGGAACTTGGCCTAATAGTACCCCCACCGCCTCCTCCTCCAGGACCCTGAAAAGCCTCAACCTCAAAAATACCTGCTACAATCTCAATACCTATAAAACCCGTAGATACTGTCCGAATAGTAGGAAACGTAGGACTATCAACAGCTGTAATAGCAAGCGTTACATCAGCAGCCATAATAATTAACTTAAATTAGGTTCACTTGTCCCCATGTCAAATACTAGCACCGAATTACCGGCAGTATTAATGGGCTGTAAATAATACCTCGAATTTGTACTGTCAAGAATTAACTTCCCATCACTAAACCCTAAACCCGCATACCTGCTACTACCAGATGCACTATTATATACAATAGTACCTACATCACTCTGAATATAAGGATAAACAGGAAAAGTATCATCCCCAGGTGTAGTACTAGTATTAGTAGTGGCCGTTGATATCCCAGATCCCCAAAATACCGTAGTGTCAGCTTCCCCTACATCCCCAACAGAACCCTTACCAATTAATGGAATCAACGCTGCCTCAAGTGAACTCGATTCAAACGCTTGCGGCCAACACCTACCATGTAGCCACTGATCATCACCATGGTGCATTGGAAAAAATTGACTCCTCACTGTATTCCCACTACTCGTCCATCCACTATCCTCAAATAAATATGCCTCCGATGGCGCAATCTCAGCAAATATAACCCTCTTACCCCTCGTTACAATAATTGAATTACTATTTACATCACTAACCCAAAACTTCCAATCAAGATCTACTGGATCTAAATCAACAGTAACTAAATTTAATGTGTCAGTACCTAAATCCCCAGGTACACTCGTATACGTTTGATCATTATACATGCTTAAATTCGTAGGTGATGTACTCCCCCAGTTCACCCAAAAATACTCCACATAACTCGCACCCGTTACTAAACTATCACTACTCCTCGTCCAACTCCTCTTGAAACTACTCGCATCTGGATGCGTACTTACACTGATGTTAGTAAACCCACTTAATACTGTGTCGAATAAATACACCATCGCCGTGTGATTATCCGCATTACTACTCCACGTGAT